GATTGAGAAGCTCTGTATCGAACGTGTAAGAAAGGACGCTTAAGGTTCTTTCCTAATTGCTGATCGTATACAGTTGAAGTACCAGCAGGAATAATGACTCCACGAATAGCGTTAGCGCCAGCCGCATCATTAATACCACCACGAGTAGCTTTATCGTTTAAGTAACGGAAGTCAGACTTGTAGAAGTCGTAAGAACCTCTTCTGAATCCAGAGAAACCTAAGTTTAAAGCCATATCTTCATCGTTCTCAAATACACCGTAAGATGTACCACCAGCACCATAAGAATTCATTGAAGCTAACATGTCGTCAAATGCTAAAGATGTAGCACGATTAACAAATAGCATGTTTTCTTCAATAGCGCCTTGCTTATCGAACTCAGCAAGTATTGCGTCAAATTCAGCTAAATCAGTGGCAGCGTTAACACCAGTTACACCAGTAGTAATGTTACCTCTTGATTCAATAGCAGCGAATAAACCTTCAGTACCTACATTTCCAGCGCCAGATTCCGATCCAGTAATAAGAGCGCTGCCATCTAAACTAGAACCAAGCGCATTTAACTCAGATTCTAACATAGACATTTCTAAGTAGTCGTTAAAACGAGCTCTAGTATCAGATTCAGCTTTTAAGTACCATAAGTACCCTGATTGTCCTTCTTCACCAGTAATCTCAACCCAACCAATACGAGATGTATCAGATCCTGATACTTCGTAGTAATCTTTTAAGATAATTGGTTTGTTATTGAAAGTTTTAAAGTCAGGCTCGTTAGCACCTCTTGTATCAGTAGCAGCTGGAGCAGCTGCGTTAGAAAAATACTGAGATCCTTTACCGTACTCAGAACCGTAAACTAATACAGTAGCACCTAAAGCAGCTGTTGAAGAACCTGCAGTTCCAGACATATTAGCAGCATCGTAAGGAGCTACAGTAAGTAAATCTAGATCTGATCCATCAAAAGCAGTTACCATAGCCTTACATATACCAGCGGCTGAGGCCACTATAATAGTGTCGTTGACTCTAATACCATGCTTTGGAACACTAGCTCCAGAGCCTGAAATACCATTAGTAGTATCTTCGTTATTTCCGTCAATATCTGACTGGATTTGAATAGTAGTTGAACTTTTAATCTCAGCTTTGTAAGATAAGTGTAATCTACCTTGCTCAGACCATATAACTTGATCAGAAGTCATAGCCTCTTCCGCTCCGATTTTAGATAAAAAACCTGAAATGGTACGAGGACCAAATACTTCAGCTTCTTTTTCCATTAGATCGGGCAGGTATTGTTGCGACCAGTTTGTGCCAGACGCAGTAAAGTCTAAGTAGTTTGAAGCTAATGCCTGTCTCTGTGGAGCAGGAACACTATTCAACAAACCACCGGGATTTGAAATTGCCATTTTTAATTTATTTTAAATGGGTTAATAATTAGTTTCTTTTTTTAAATTTAAACGAAGGCGTATCATCACCTAATACTCTTACTTTAATTCCACCTGTGCTTTCATTACTAAAAGACTGTCTAGCATCCATGTTTACATTTTTTGCATTAGCGACAGAATTTTGTATAGCATCAGCTTTACCTTGTTCGTAAAAGTGTCTAGCAATAACATCTGGATTCATAGCAGCATATAAAGCTTTGTGATAACCTTCAATGTCTTTAATAGTATTATCTTTGTTTAAAAACTTATTGATAAAATTATTAATGTCACTTTGTTTTCTCGCAACTTCACTTGGATTAGGTACTTTAACATTTAATTTTTTACCATCAACATTGTATTCAAAACCTTTGAAATTGTCGTTTAAAACTTGATTAGTTTCGTTGATAAAATAATCAGAACGTTCTTTCGCTAATTGCTCCTGTGTTTCCGTTTCTTCGTTGTATTGATTAAAGAACTGTATCGCTTCTTGCTGCTCGGCAGTAAGATTTGAACCAGCTTTAATCTCGTCATAATACTTAGACTTTTGCCCGTCTAAATAGGCTTTAGCCTCCGCAACCTGCTCTTTTAAGGCTATTTTCTTTTTACGTATCTCTCTTTCCTCGTCAACTTCTTCGTCAAACTTAAAGTTTTCTTCCATAAGAAACTGTCTTTCTTCAGCGTCTAAGTGAGGTTTAGTAGACTTGTAATATTCATCAAGCGCTGTTAGATTATCCATTTCTTCGTAGTTTCTATTTAATCTAACGTAATCTTCTACGCTTCCGCCAGTATCGTTTACAAAGTCAACTAGCTTTTGTATGTTTTCTGGTAATGCTTGACCAGTAGCTTCAGCTTTATCTATAGCTGCGTTAGCTGCATCGACAGTATCATTTACTTCTTCTTGGACACTTTGTTCGGCAACTTCTTCATTTGTTGCTTCGACGTTTTCTTCGCGTACTTCTTCGCTAGCTCCGGATTCGTCGCGAACAGGTACCTCATCTGTGTTTTGCTCCTGAACGGCATTTTCTAATTCATTTATTTTGTTCATATCAAGAACAATAGTACCATCATCTTTATAAGACACTGGAGACTCTTGCTCTACTATTTCTTCTTGTGGCTGCTCCACTTGTTCTTCAACAGGCTCTACGCCTTGAACTTCTTCAACGTTTTCGTTTTCTTCCATAATATAAAATATAAGTTAATAGTTATCTAGGGTCAAAGCCACCTAAGCCCATACCACCACCAAGTATATCATTACCTGATGACTCAAAGTTTTTAGGTGGTGCACCTGTTTTTCTTTGTTCTATAAGTTCGCTTTGTTGACTAGCTTGTATTCTAGTTCTTTCATCTTTACGATCTTCTTTTTCTTTTTCTTTACCGCTAATAGACTGTAAGTCCATTTGCTTTAATCGCATGTTAATTTGGAACTCATGATCCATAAGTTGTTTTTTAACATTAGCTTCGTGGCTTATTATTTGCGTTTTAGCTTGAGTACGCATTTGCTCAAGTTGCGCGTTCATTTGCGTCATAGCTTGTTGTTTTTGTACTTCTGCTTGGGCAGCAACTTGCTGTGACTGTGCGTTAGCTTCAGCTTGTGCTTTTATGTTTTCTTGTTGACGTTTTTGATCGTCGTCGAGTTTTTTCTTTCGTCTAATTTTCAACATTTGATTAGCAAGTCTTACATTTCTAATCTCGCGTAAATCTATAGCATCAGATAAATCTATACTGTTTTGTTGTAGCGCTTGCTGTATATTGTTTTCTAATAATTGCTTTTGCTCTTCATCTGGCGCAAGCTCTATGAATATACCAAAGTCGTATAAATGTAAATTAGCCATTTCTTCAAGTGTGCCTACGTTATGCGCGCCAACAGCTTGAATAAAAGCATCTTTTGTAGGTGAGTATTCTATTATATCAGATATTCTAAGCGATAAACTCTCAGACACAGACTTAGTTAAAAACAAGCCCGCTTGTAGTATGTGCCTTGTAGCTGTATTACTATTAGCTGCAGCCAGCTTTTGAACACCTACTAAAGCGTCTTTTGCCGGAGTACTACCGTCACGAGCTTCGTTAAGTCCTGTTGTATCACGTATCATCTGCATGTAATAGTTATATGTACCTATTAAGCTTTGCATTTTAGCACCACCACTACCACTTTGTATTTCTTGTATTGGCACACGGCCTGGATTACCTTCGCCAAGCTCATTCATTGATCTACCAATAACACTACCTGTTTGGAAGAACATGTTTAAAGCTTCTTGTGGATTATAGTTTGTGCCATTGCCTAAGTCTATTTCAGCTAAACCGTCAGCGTCAAGATAGATACCATCAGGTATAAGCCTTGACATAACTTGTTGCAACTTTAAATGCGTTAGCTGTATCATATCAGCAAAGCCTGTTATACGACCTACTAAACTCTCTATTCTACCATTATACATACGAGGCGCTACAATAGAGTAATTCATTTTTACTTTATTAAAATCACTTTTCGGCCTCATCATGTTATCGACTTTCTGCCATTGTATAAGTATATCAGTACCTATAATAAAAGCACCTTCAAACAAACACTCTACTGTTTTTTGCAGTTTTGTAAAGTTGACTTGCACGTCTTTAGGCGGATTAAAAGTATCGTCTTTCTCTATAACTTTCATTGCGCCAGTCGCAGTCTCTTTTACTTTGTACGTATTGTTCATGTATGTTTTATAATTAAAATATAAAACTTGAACTTTATTGTTATCTGTTTCTCTACCGTATGAGTATTTTCTTGAGTATCTACCTGAAGTTTGATTATTAGAGTTTAATATCTTTTTTATTTCATCTTCTTGTAAATCTGGAAACTGTTTGACAAGTTCGTTAATAGGCACATCTTTAACTTCACCAACATAATATATATCTTCAAAGTATGGTGAGTCTGTATATGAATACACTAAATCAGCTGGATCAACATATTCTACTATAGCTCCTTCTGATGTGTTAAAGCTAGTTTTTACAGCACCAATGCCTAACACAGTTAGATCATAGTTAACTCTTTTTCTAATTAAATCGTAATTACTACCATCTAATAAAACATTAATAGCTTGTTCTTCTGCTAGTTCTACAGCTTGTTTGTAAGTCAGCTGCATATGTAATTCAAGTTCTTCTTCTGTTTCTGGTAGTTTATCTTCTGGAACTGTAGCTAAATCTACATTAAATGTATCTTTGTAGAATTTATTAAAATCTTTAGTACGCATTTCATCTAGCATGCGCTGCATGTAATCAGTTCTTTTTTGTACACCGTAAGGATCTTGTGAATAAGCTTTTATGTCAAAAGTTCTTTCACTCATACCGTTTACAACTATATCGACAAACTTAGGAATAATAGGTACAGGCTTCCAGTCTAAATTTAAGTAACTTAAGTCACCATTAACTGAAAGCTCATCTTTATATTTTTGTATACCTTGCTCACCTCTTGCGTATAATCTTAACTTATGAAACGTATTTTTATTATTGTAATATCTACTACTAGAATAATTATTACCCATAGTGTTTGACTCAAACCACTCTTTTTCTATAGCTTTCGCTATTTTTAAACCGTAGTCAGGTAGTATTTTTTCTAAGTCACTAACAGCTTGACTAGGAAAATAATTTTTATATACTGATTCAGCCATATTTAATTTTTAATTATTGTCGATGAATAACCATCATTTTTATATCTAGCAATATTTATATTTACTTTTGGTCTTTCTATTTTAGCGTTTGGCGCATATAAATGCCTGTTGCAAGCCATTATAGCTAGACCAGAACTTATAGAAGCATCAAACTTTGTACGTCTATTTATATCAAACTTAGCCCAGTCATTTAACGTTTCGTTAAAATACATTGAGCCATATCTTCCATTTTCTATATGACCAACATGATCATTAATGTACATTTCAATAGCAGCTGCATGAGCTTGCTTTATATCTTCGCTAGAGTTAGGTATACCACCTACTTCTTTTTCAGCAACAGATAATTTATTCCAAGTCTTATCAGGTCTGTTCATACTAAAACCTCTATATCCTCTACGCCTTAAATAGTATAGTAATCTTGGCTTGTTGTTTTCTGCAAGTAAAGGCATGCCATAAAATACTAATGACATTAATACGTCTTCAAAAAACATTTCAGCAGTTTGTGGTCTAGCTATATATTCTAGAAAAAAAGCATTAGCAGGAGCGTCTTCCATTGAAAACTTTGTTAATCCATGAAGAGATCCGTTGGATCCTCTACCATCAACAGTACCGCTAATATCATAGCTATCGCAGCCAAAAGCGCCCATATGCTCATTTCCAGGATATTTTATTCCGTTCTTAATTATAACCTTGTTCTGTAGGTGTGATTGAGGTGTCCAAGATATTTTAAATCTACCTTGTGGGTTTGGGTGAAATATTACTTGAGTGTCTTTAACTCCGTTAGCCCACTGAAAATTACCAGTGTTAATAACTGCAGAGCTAGTTACTCCTTCATTGTAATCTATTTGTTCGTATATTTTAACTAAGTTAAATATACTATTTTTTGTTTCATCTCTAAACGCATGCTCTTCAGTTCTTGGAAACTGTCTGTAAAACTCGTTCAAAGCGTCTTGGTCTGACTTTAATCCTTCAACTTCGTTTTGCCAATGATCTATTACGCCAACATCTATTAGTTCACCGTGTGGTCCGTATACATCATTGCTAGGGTTATTAAATGTAGGTTGTCCGTATTCGTCAATAAATCCTTCAAAGTTCCATTCCATTGGCATAAACAAAGAATATAAGCCAGACTTTGTTTGTCCATTTTTATTTCTACTTCTGACGTCTGAGTCATTGTATAGTTTTTTAAAATTGTTACCTCCTTTATCTAACGAGTTACTCGTTGAGCCCATCATACACTTACCAACAATACGAGCACCTAGCCTTAAACAAGTTTTAGTTACTCGCCAGTTGTTTAAAATATTATCAGGCCTTTCCCACTTA